AGCTAACGATGTTATTAAACTTCCTGTAGAAAATACACGTTTTAACTTCGACACTTTCTCGAACTATTCCTCTACCGTTCCTAATATAATCAAGTATTTAAGGACAAACAGACGATTCATTTTGGATGTGGATGAAAACAATAAGACGTTCATTCAATTCGGTCCATCTACAGATAGTTTGGAGGAAGAAATCATCGTTCCTAACTCAGAACTTTTGGGTGTCGGATTTTCCAATGTTTCCCGATATAACTTGACCTTGGATCCTACCGCGTTCGTGAAATCCAACGCATATGGTTCATCACCATTTAATACGACCCTCTCTGTAAAATACATAGTGGGTGGAGGCATTGAGTCTAATGCAACCGTTGATGATATACGGTCAATAAGTAAAATTGAATTCGAGGATAATGTCGAATATATGCCCTCGGAAATAAATTTGGTCAACACTGTAAAGAGTAGCGTTCGTGTAACCAACCCAGTGCCTGCTACAGGAGGTGCATCGTCCGAGAGCACCCTCGAAATAAAACAAAATGCGTTGGCCAATTTTTCTTCACAGAACAGAGCTGTGACCAGGGAAGATTATGTTGCTCGAGTTTTTAGTATGCCTCCGGAATATGGAAAAGTTGCGAAGGTATTTGTTTCATCGGAGTCGGATCTTGTTTCAAATGAAATACAATCCGTCAATGGTCTGATGGATGAAAATAAAAATCTTATACTCGACAAAAAATATGAAGGCTTAAGAAAAGTCAATTTAGATAACACAAATCCAATGGGAATTAATTTGTATGTCCTTACATACAATGACAATAAAAATCTGGTTCCTTTGAATGAGGCGTTAATTTACAATTTAAAACAGTATATTTCTAAGTATAGAATTCTCTCTGATAGGATAAACATAATAGACGGTTATGTTGTAAACATTGGCATAGACTTCACCATTTTGACTTATTCTACTTATAATAAAAAAGAAGTGTTAGCAAATTGTATAGATGCGATGAAAAAGTTCTTTGACATAGAACTCTGGCAATTTAACCAACCACTCAATATAAGTCAGTTGGAATTGGAAATAGCAAAAGTAGAAGGAGTGCAATCCGTGTCCAATTTAGAATTCAGAAACTTGGTCGGTGGAAACTATTCTCTATGTGAATATGATTTAAAGGCGGCCACCAAAAATAAAATAGTATATCCTCCAATAGATCCTACGGTTTTTGAAGTAAAATATCCCGATGTAGATATTCGTGGAAAAGTTCTGTGATATGCACAAATTTTTACATCCGACCAAAGACACTTTTATAGATAATCACCCAGATTATAGGAATCTAAATTTTGGTAGAGACGAGATATGTGAGGTGTCTTCTATAAGTTACAAAATTAAGAGTTATCAATCGACTTCCTCTGTTAGGCAAGCAGTCACGGATTTCGTTGGACTTCAATTAATAGGATTTACAGGGTCAATAACAGGATCAATAACTGGCAGTGCAAGTAATGTATCAGGAAGCATAATAGGATGTGGAATGGTTTTGGCTGAAGACGATAGTTGTTAATATGCACCACTTTATTTTTTGTCAAAAAGATTCGACCATCTACAACGAAGAAGTTGCTAGAAATAAAAACTTTGGACTGGACAAGTTTGTGGAGGTCGGTTGTGTAAATAAATTATCAAGAACTTTCAGAACGGCTTCGGTAATTACCACAACCATTTCATCTGAACTCATAAATCGATACGTTCAAAATTTTAATGGATATTTTACCGGAAGCATATGTTTGGGAACAGGAAGCGTAAGTGGGTCTGTCAATTGTTTAGGCAGTCTTTCTTCGGGAGGGGCGTGTGCTCCAACCCAAGTTATAGATGAATACGGAAATTTTGTAACTGAGGATGACGGCGACTATGTTTATATTACCCTCGATCAAGATTTCTTTGTTTTCCCATAAATGTCCGTCTAAATTATACTTATAAGATATGGCACTATCATTCACAGTAGACAGTTTTACAGGAATTACAGGAAGCAGCTGTGTTTCCGGTACTATGCACGGAAATTTTAGTGGTTCTGCTTGCGGATATACTGGAAGTTTGTCAAGTTTTACAGGAATATTGACGGGATATATTTCTGGTTCATATAGAGTTTCAGTCAATAGATTTGTCAACGAATACAAGAATTATATTAAACGTTCCCTTTTGAAGTTTGATTTAACAGAGGTAAGTTCATCGATAGCTAGAGGTGACATATCTAATCCAAAATTTATTCTCAATTTAAGAACGATAGAAACGAAAGAAGTTCCTTTAGATTATGCGGTTTATGCGTTTCCTTTGAGTCAAAGTTGGGCAATGGGAACCGGCTTGTATGCAAACGGAGGTTCTTCAGATGGAGTTAGTTGGTTGTATAAAAACTCTCAGAACACGTCGAGCACTTGGTATCCAAACCAAGACCCCGAAATGACCGTAACCGGATCGGATTATTTAAATTCTGCATCTTCTGCATCCTTTCAAAGAGGTGGAGGAACTTGGTATTATTCGGCGCCGCCGAGCTGTTCAAACAATCCAAGTTTTAGCTTTTGTTCGGCCGTCTCCGGTTCAAGTTATATCTGTTCACAGTCATTCAGTTATTCTACAGCGGATTTGGCTATCGACATAACTTCGATATGTAAAGCTTGGGTTTGTGGATGTATACCGAATGAAGGATTAATATTGCTTACATCGGAGGAATTGAATCCTTCCGCTTCAATGAATTTGAAGTTTTTCGGCAGAGAGACAAATACAATATACTCCCCTTATATCGACATAAAGTGGTCAGATGCGTCGATAAATACATCTAGTTTGGCACCGGTGACATCCAGTTTAGGTGTCGCGGTAAGCATAAAGGGAATGAAGTCGGAGTATAAGAGCGGAAATAAGATAAGATTTACAGTATTTGCCCGTGAACAGAATCCTGCGAGGAAGTTTGTCACATATCAAACCAACTATCTTACTCCAAAGTTTTTACCGTCAAGTAGCTTCTATTCGATAAAAGACAACGAAAGTGAAGAAACGGTGATAGGATTTGACGACTATACTAGACTAAGCTGTGACGAATATGGTAACTTTTTCTATTTAGATACCACAGGACTTCCTCAGGAAAGATACTACAGAATTTTGATAAAGTCAGAATTTTCAGACGGTTCTATACAGATTTTTGACGACAAACATCCGTTTAAAATAACACGATAATGACAGATCCGGAAAATTTTAGTAAGGAAATATCTGATTTTCGTTCAGGTATACTTGACTATTCTTATAGTTTTAATTCAGTTGGAAATCTTGTTTTTAAAGACGGTGCCAAAAAATTCAATGAATCCTTTTTCAAGGTTCCTGTGAAAAATTTTGAATACAATCAGAAAAATATCAAGGAACTGTATAATTTAGATTTTGAAGAATTTAAGTCCGTTAAAGGAGAAGCCAAGTCGGCCCCAGAATCGGTGGATGTTAGTAGTTACAAAAAACAAATAGTAGATTTGAAGGCAGCCATTTCTTCAAGTTCAAACTCAACTGATGAATATTTCCGACTCAAATCCGAACTAAAAGCTCACCGTGATACAATTATTAAATTGAGAATCAATGCCGGAGAAGGAAATACGGACGAAGATTTTTCTGGAGAATTCCCATTTTACCCAAAAAATCAATCCAACATTTCAAAGAAATAATGGTTATAAGTGATAGTTATTGTAGAGTATGGCATCACCAAATATAATAACAGATCTAAAGGATGGATTGAATTCTATAGATTATCTGGAAAAAAAGGAACACGATTTATTTTTCGTTTCTTCCAGTAGAGAATACTCGTTTGGAAACTCCGAAAAAGATGTGTTGGAGATAGGAATTTATAATCAACAGAAAGAAATAAGTTCGTATTTCACCATAACCGGCTCAAAGAAAGAAACCGTCGAAACCTATAGATACTTTGACACCGATGGAAATGCTTTTGACGACGTATATTCCCCAAATAAAAACACACCGATACAAGATCCAGAAAAGAACGTTCTGTTGTCAATAAAGGATGTAGTGTCGGCGGGTAACGTATCTGCTAACAATTTTTACTTATTGGTAAATCCGATATTCAATTACTTTTCTAAAGACAAACCTCTCATAGTAAAGGAGATAAGCAACTCCAGAAAAGAAGTAAAGCTGATAAAGTCGTTTAAATCCTACGAGGTTTCTGGAAACCATGTCGCCCAATTAATCGATGGAAAGGTAGTAATCGATGGAGACACCACATTAAAATTTGCAGAAGGCATTGTTCACGTCATCAAAGTTATCGGAACGGATGTGCGAAACATAAGATTTAGCAAGGCAAATGGAACAGCCAACCAAAGTAAAGCTTCGGAATATCTCGTTAATGTAATTTACAAACCAAAGTCAAACGAGATAATTTTGGATGCAACCGAAACCGTGCCAAAGGTTCTTTATGTATATGAGAATAAATCCTCTGGTGAAAGCACTACGATTAAATTTTCTGAAAAGGTAGACAGGGAAGATTTTAGGTTAAATACGGAATTTAACTCTTTTGGTAAAAACAAGTTCATTCATAAAGAAATATTTGATGAGATTTCTTACGAAATTTCTTCAATAAAATTGGCCGAGACATTCAGTAACACAAAACGGTCATACTCCGATTTAATTTCGACAACAAAAACTCTACTTTCGTTTCAGACTGATAACGACGTATTGCAGTTTTTGTCATCGATATATTACGGAAGTTCAGAATACGATTTCTCGTTAGGAAAAACTATAAAACTTCCAGGAGTGGTTGACTACATAAAAAACCATTTTAAATTCAACTTTGAATTTTTGGGAGACTTTGTTGACTTAAACCAGAAATTTTCAGAAATTGTGGATTCGGTAGTTCTCGAAAGAATAAAGTTTTATAATTCAAACGCCGAAGGAAGGGCAACCTCTGCCTCGCTGAAACTTTCGAGGAATTATGCGCACAGTTTATTGTTTGGTTTATTAAAGTCTTCGGTTTCCACCGTAGAATATAATTACAACGAGAAATACAAATCTCCGTTAAAACTTGCCATAAATTTGGGTAAAGGTGACTTTCACCACATATTGTCATTTAAGTTGGAGAATAAAAACGAACTCTGGGTAAAATTGAAGTCGCCACTTCCACTGTCAGTCACCGTTGGTGGAGGAATTTCTATTTCAAATATATCAATCATTCCTACGGTGGAGATGGTTTCGTATTCTTCAGAAAAATTGGAAAAGGTTATAAAACTAAAAACCCCAAACTTTTCTCTGAGTCTGAACGAACCGTCTAATAGAACACTATCGACCAAATATTATAACGGAGAAGATTTAGAGGTCGCCCGTGAAGAAAAGAATAAGATATCAGTAAATAAAAAATTGATAGATCTAAACACCGACTACAGTGATTTTTCAAACTTCGTGGTATTTTCTTCTGCAAATTTAAGAATAAAGATATTCAAAAACAAATATGCTCGACTCACTACATTGAGTGAGGAAATAGACGAATTGACAGCTATAGATCCGGCAAACTCCGAAGCCAGCGATAGATACTCTGTTTATTCCGACTTAGAGAGAAAAAAGTTAGAATACGACCAAATAATCGATGGGTTCGATGGTTATGAATCTTATTTGTATAAATCCGGTCTGTTTGTATACGACACCAATTTGTCTATTTTCGTTGAGGAGTCCGGAAGCAGCACGGCGTCTTCGGCAGTCGAAGACTTACTGTTAGAATCCGAAGCATACGACAAAAACAACAGAGACTCTTTGTTGAATAACACCCCTGACTTCATTTACGAGGATTCAGACAACGATGATTATTTGAAGTTTTTGAGCATGGTTGGACACCACTTTGACAACATATATTTGCATATAACAAATATAGGTATTTACAAGAACGTGGGTAAAAATATTTCCGATGGATTGACCGGGAAGATTGTTAGCTACGTATTGAACAGTTTAGGATTTAAACTTCCTCCGGGATTGTCTGGATTGATAGAATCGGCTGACACGGTTGAAAACTATCTTTCGTCTGATGAAAAGGCCGGCTTACCAAACTCCATCTCAGTTGATGAAAAGACAAAGACTATTTGGAAGAGAATGTTAATAAATCTTCCGTCGATTTACAAATCAAAAGGCACGGAAGAATGTATTCGACAGATATTTTCAATCTATGGCATACCTAACAATCTGATTACCCTCCGAGAGTTCGGTGGTGGATGGACAAACAATGACGTAAGTTCTTCGTATTTTTCAGAAGAGAAAGAATATTTGTTGGAATTTATGGGAGAAGAAGATGAATACGTCAGAATCTCAGGTTCATCGTGGCTACCATTTAAATCCATAGATTTTAAGGTTCATATAGATCAGGCACCATATTCTTCTTCAAGAATAATCGTTCCATTACATGAAAAAATAAATTATGATTCCGCCACAGGTATAACCGCTCAGGCATACTCTTTAGGTTTTGTTAAGACCGGAAAAAGTCTGGGAAGGTTTTATTTCTTTATACAAAACACTACTTCCACATTCACCACTCTAACGGAACCGATTTATCTATTTTCCGACGAACCAATGAGTGTGATGTTGAGGAGAAATTACATAGACGATAAATTCGATGTAGAACAATCCGCTTCGACCATTCCTATAAAATATGACTTAAAGGTGTACCGAGCATCGGCTGGCGGTAAAAATATCGACATTCAAACGTCGTTTTACTTAAGCGGTTCTCTCAATGATACATTTGATGCTCAGGGATATTTTGCGTTTGGAAATTCCGGATTGAATGAAATAGAAATTATCAGCGAAATCTTAGAAGATATTGAGTCTGAAGATTCTTCGTTTGATTTTATAAAAGAATACTCGGAGGATTTTACGGAGGACGCTTTCTCGGGATATTCCTTGGCAAAATTCAGGGGATGCCTAGATAGATTTGTAATACAATCAACTCCGCTGAGTGACGAAAACTTCATAATAAGAGGAAAGAACCTAGGGTCATACTATCAAGGCGAACCTACGTCCAGTTATGAGGATATACTTTTCAGATTCAATTTGGGAATTCCGTTTGATTTTTCGTCAGCCTCACTTACCGATGCTGGTTATGATGTGTCAAATCTTAACCGAAACTTTTCTTCGTCGTTTGCAACCCTATATAACTTCTCAGGAAGCAACGTCACTTCGAGTTTGGGAACAGGAAGTTGTTTAACTCAGTCTTATTCATACTTCCCACATCAGACCAAAGAATTCATCATCACCAATGAGTTTTATACTGACAAAGTGGGTCCAAGCAGACTTGAGAATGGAAAAGTCAATTACTTTCGACAAACCGAATTTGATAACCAACTTTCTCACGAAAAATTTCTTTCAACCAAACCATCCTATAACAAATTTTTGGATTCCAACAAAATAGGTGTGTTCGTTTCACCAATACATGAGAGAAACAAAGACATTTTGAATTTTTACGGAAACCACGATATAATAGCGTCTATATCAGAACCTTCTGATAGATACGGTAAACGATATCTAAAATTGGACGAATTAAGACGACAGTTCTACAGAAAGAACATGACGAACAAGATTCTTTTCAATGAACTGTTCTCTATATACAAAATATTCATAGATAAGAGCATATTCGAGACTTTGAAATTGGTGTTGCCGGCTAGAAGCAAAGTTTATTCCGGAATACTGATTGAAGGAACTATATTGGAACGAAGTAAGTTGGAACAAAAACCAGTGGATATACTCGAAATAAGAAATTTGAATACGGATATAGATTTGAAAAATTTGGTGGGTCAGGCCGAAATTATTTCTACAACCACATCAAGTGTGGATATATCCTACATATCTCAAGAGAATTTCTCAGGCAATTCAAATTCTTTTAACGGATTTGGATGTATCTTGGACAGAGACAATGAATTTAATACAAATGTATTCTTGGACGGAGGTTCTATATACACTCAGTATAATGGAGAAATTTATAGAGTATATAAGAAAAACTCGACAAAACAAAAAGATTTCTTTGGTGGAAGACAAACAAGAAAAACGGTCTATTCAATAGAGTTGGTTCCGAGTGGCAGTTCGTTGTATATGGCGTCATATCAAGAGGTGTCTGACGTACATTTGTTCCGTCAGATAAATAGAAAGCCTCTGCCGTTCAGAAACTCTGTGGGTAAATCCCGTCAGACCGAGTTGACCACAATAAATATAGACGGCATTGAGGACAGAAGTCCAGTAATTAGGATTAATACCGGACCTAACATCAAAAACACTAATGCCGGATTAAAGGTTTAAAATAAAATAGAAAATCTAAAGTAAAGACTATTTATTAGAAGATTATGGCATATCTAGACAACAAATCAATCGTCGTTGACGCAGTTCTTACAAAAAAAGGAAGAGAACTGTTGGCAAAAAACGGAACCTTAAAGGTCACATCCTTCGCCCTTGCTGATGACGAGATTGACTACGGATTGTATAATCCTGACGCCGAGACGGAAGATTTGAAGGAAATTGCTTTGATAAACACTCCTATTTTTGAACCCAATACCGATGAAACACAGGTAATGAAATATAAACTCGTGTCGCTCGAACAGGGAGCCACGTTCATACCTACCGTGACTATATCTCAGGAGAGTATTTCTGTGTTGTCGACTTACAACGGAAGAATAATAATCTCTCCATCAACCACCCCATCCAATTACAATTTGAACGGTGGTTATACGGCTATACTTGGAAATAGTAGAGTAGGTTCCTTGGTAGTCACCACCGAAGCAGCGGTCACTACTAAACCTGGAACCACAGCTACGTTTGGTGGAGATAGAGCAGTAGATAGTTCGTTGTATGTTGTCGGTCTTGAGTTCGCATTCATTCCGTCGTCAGCATTAAATCGGACGACAACAACCACGTTGACTATAATAGGTAACGAATCCGGCGGCGGAGTTAGTATTCCTGTAACTGTCACTGTGTCTAACTGAGTAATTTATGGATAACACTTTTAAAATTTATCAACCGTTGGATGCCGGCGATGTAATATCCGGAAAAAACAACACGATATCAAACGGATATTTTCCTGGAAATCAAGCCACATTTCTACAATCTTTGTTGAGGACTGACACCGATCAGAAGCAGTTGACCGGTTCCAATGGCGTATATGATGTGTTGAACGGACTGTATTACACCAACGTATATGATAGTTCAAATTCTTCAAAACAATTATTATTCTCAATTTCCTACGGAGATAAGAACGGCGGCGGAGTGAAGACCGGATCAGTTTTTCAAAACACCAAAGCAATTTATTCTCAGTATTCAAATATCCTTTTGGGAATTTCTGATGAAGACGGATTGTTCAGTTTTAAGACAGGAAGTTCGACCACCAACACCTATATAACGAGTTCTGAGATTTTCGTCATGGCATTTTCAACCAATTTGATGAATGACCAAATCGATAAAGGTCAATGGGCGTTTGCGTTGGCTGGAGAGAGTGGAAGTGGAAACCTTTATTTAATCGATGAAACTCCGCTTTTGACTGCGGCTGAGAAAAAGGAAAATAGATTGGTGTATCAAGTAGTTTCTGGTTCATTTGACACCGATTTGGGAAGGACGACAGCTGCCGGTGATTATCACGGGCTTGGATTGTTCTATCCAAAAAACGGCGTGATAGTTTTGAACGCTAATAAATTAAAAGAGAGGTGTGGACTTAACTTCAATAGTCAATCAAATTCACTTATCCACGTAGATAACAGTATAAGGTTTTATAATCAAATGGTTGCGGTAAGTAACCGAAATATGCGTGTAAGAAAGTCGGAGATAGTCCCATCCACCCACTATTTCATACGTGTAAAAAATCAAGACTTTAACTTCTCAAACAACCCTTCCTTTGTGTATGCTGAAAATGTATCTGGAAGTTACAAGGGAGAAATCATATCTTCACTTGTAGATGAACCAAAGACATACATAACCACGGTTGGATTGTATAATGATCAAAATGAGTTGATTGCGGTCGCAAAACTTAGCCAACCGACTAGGAAAGATTTTACATCGGAACTGACATTTAGGATAAGACTGGATTTTTAATATAATTAACTTATAAAATGAATCTCTTCATATTTATATGAAATGATTAAAAGTCTGAGCCAGTATGACATTTCCTCGACTCCATTCAGTGTATCTAAAACGTGGAGGTCTCCAGGAAGTTCAGAGAATTTTTTGCTTTCAGATTCCAATTACACCACATCATCCATCGGAAATAATACTCCTGTAGGAATAAATTACACGGATTTTAGAGAAGGTATATCCCCTGCAAATTTTATATCTGGGTCGTTTAATTATTACAATAAATCGTTTACAGAATCCAGCCGTAGTCTTGGTTATTATTCTTCTCCCGCAGATGTCTATACCTTCACAAATGTATCTGATACGGTGGTTGTAGATTTTAATTTGTTATTAGAAGAGAGTGAAGATAAATTTATAGATATATCGGAAGGCATCCGTGTCAATAAGTATGTCAGATTTATTCCGGAGTCAGAGTCTATCAATGTAAACAGAAAATACAAAAGACTCGTTTACGATCAGATTAAAAATTCTTACTACAGTGACACAAAGGATCCTACAAAACTGTTCGGTTTGGAAAATATAGACATATTTTTGGACAATAATAATCGGTTTATAGGAGACAGAATAAAGGTCGCAACCATTCCACAGGCTTATTTTGGAGACACCATAAAGAAGAATTCTCTTAAAATAAATGACGACTCCAACGAAAATTCTGTGTCATTTGTTGATGATGGATATGGGAATTTAATCACAAGTGGAAGCGTATTTGAGACAGTCGTTCAAGATACTCTTCACAGTAGTTCTCTACATCCAAATGTGGGATATTCCGTGTCAATTTCGGAATACTATTCTGTGGTGGGTTGTCCTTCGTTCAATTCAAACATAGTAAAAACGGGAAGTGTAGACGTTTATAAGAAGGAAAGGTTGATTTCCGACAAGTTTGTTTACAATAGGACGTTGACTCTAAAAACAAGTTCTTTGAGTCACATGGGAAATGTGACCGCAATATCTCAATCCGATTTCGGAAGGTCGGTTGCGTTGTATGAAGATTTGTTGGCGACAGGAGTGACCGTTACAAAAGGAGGAATCGGTTCATCTACACCATTTACATCAAGTGGATTTGTATTGATTTATAATTTGGAGAACACGGCGTCGAATTTACCGACACAAATAATCACCCATCCTCTGTCTTCAAGTGAACAATCACACTCATTCGGTTGTGCAGTTTCCATTAACAACGATTTTCTTGCGGTGGGTTCTCCGATGAGTTTGACCAACGGTATGCGTGGGTCGGTGTATCTGTATAAGAGTTCTTCCGCAGGGTATGTATATAACACCACGTTGACCGGAAGCGAATCGTCCGATATATTTTTCGGGTCGGTCTTGGAAATAGACAAATCGTTTAACAAATTGATAGTGGGCAATGCTAGTTTCAATAACACTGCTTCAAAGGCATATCTATTCGAGTCGTCCAGCCTTGGATGGCACGAGACTAAAAAGTTCTCGCCTACAAAAGAAGCAGAGGATTTGTTCTTTTCTCCTATAAAACCGTATTTCAATCAAAACAATACAATGGACGGATTTGGAAACTCCGTTTCAATCTACTGTTCATCATCAAATGATGTTAAAGTGGTTATAGGAGCCCCATATGACAGAAACATATTGGAATACAGCGGTTCTCGTTATATGAGAAATGGTGCGGCGTATGTGTTTGAAAAGAAGAATTGTATAATAAACGGATACACCGGATCGCATTGGAAGGAAACCAGACTGTTTGGAGATTACGATAACTTCCATTCCAACCGATTTGGACATTCAGTGGGAATCTATGAAGATAAGATGGTAATATCTTCGCCAAAATACATCTCTGAATACACATCGTCTCATATAAAGAATACATTAAATAACAGTCCTATAGACGGAGAATTCTTTGATTACGATTTCAATGGCCTTCTTTATGTATACACGTCCTCGGCGTCAGGTTCATGGGATGTATTGGCTAAGTATAAACCAAAGAAGAGAACCGGTAAAAGTTACCGATTCTTTGGTAAGGAAGTGGATATTTTTGATAACAACATTATAACCGGCGATCCTTTGCCATTATTAGACCCTTCCTTGGACGTTATAAACTTTTCACTGGCAAATACAAACGTCTCTTCGAGCTTTAATGGTGGATTCCACATATTCAATTTCGATGATCTGCTTCAATCCCATCATGTAGGAAATGTGTTTTATAAAACAGGAAAAATAATAGTGACTTCAGACAGTGATGTGTTTAGTCACGTATTCGAGAACGGTTTTAATGATATACCTATCTATGATATATCCTACAAGAGTTCGGAACAATTCTTTGAAAAAGAAGTGCTTTGCACCGTAAATCCCGGAGAGTTTAACTTTTCCACAAATCCTACTTCATACGAAAAGTCTAGTTCCATAGCAGACATAGACTTAGATGGAAGATTTGGGTTCAATGATTGTGACTATATCTTGAGAGCCATATATAAGAAAAATAATGGAAATGAAGCTTGGTGGAACTTGTTTAATTTCTCGAACCCAAATACAGTAGAAGAGGATGTAGATTCAAGTTTGTTTAAATACCACGTATCCAATTCATTTGAAAATATCACTCAAGCAAGATTGATAGAGAATAAATTATCGACTCCGATTTACGAGTATGTCGTCGGCAACCATCTCGAAGACTTCGATATAAATGCTGATGGAAAAACAGACGAGTTGGATATAAAGATAATTTGGAAGTATTTTCTAGGTAAACTTACGTCTGATAATTTGGTGGGATTGATTCGTTCCAAGAGTGTATCGTCGGATGTGAGACACACCTTTGCGGGAGTTGAAGATTACTTGGAATCAATCACCCGTAAGAAGAGTCCAAAATATATAAAATCCGAATTTTTGGCAGACGCTAGTATAGACTCGTTTACCACAGGTTCAAATCTATCTCCATATATAACAACCATAGGCCTCTATAATGGATTGGATCTCGTCGCAGTAGCAAAGTTGGGAACCCCAATAAAAAATGCGGGTTATTTTCCTTTAAATTTTGTAGTAAGATTTGATATTTGATTTATATTTATTATCATGGAAAGACCATCATTAACACTTACCCTTGAGGAAAGATACGCTAAGTCTTCTTGTGGAGGAGCGTTCGACGCAAAGGCTGCTGGAAAAGCTACCGTAGACGGAATTCCCAATGAGTTTGCTGACGGATTTACGGTTGGTGGAAAGAACACAAATTTTCCAAAAAAAGAATCCGTTCTTTTAAAGGGCCATTCAAATAAAAAATACAAAGGTTAAGCTTTTGTTCACCTAACCATATGTATTAAATATGGTTTTAGGTTTAGATGCATCTACAAGCACAATCGGATGGGCCGTCACAAACGGATCAGTTATACTTACCGCTGGATTTGTTGATATAAAGAAGTTTGAAACTGCCAAGGAAAAAACTTTTACGTTAACAAATTTTATAGAGTCGCAGGATTTTTTCCCTAAAATAGAAGTGGTTCACCTTGAAGCTGCTTTAAGCGGATTTGCCGGTGGATTTACGTCTCAACAAGTTATAATAAAACTATCCCGATTCAATGCTGTGTTTGAGTATATACTTTCGGAGAAGTGGAAGATTCCTGTAAAACTTTGGAACGTAAACACCGCTCGAAAATGTGTTTTAGGAAAGAGTAGAGAAAAGGGCGTGAAATCAAAAGAGTTTGTCAAAAATCAGTTGGAAAAGATACATGACATTCACAAATTTGATGTCGTTAATAAAAAGGGAAACTGGGATGAAAGAAACTCGGATATGTATGACGCCATTGTTTTAGGATTGGCAAGGAATTAATTTAAATTGATAGTTCAATTCATGGAGGTTACATTGAAATAATGTTATTAGAAGAACGTGTTTCTTTGCTTAACTCGGTTTTAAAACAAAAGGCAAAAATCAGAAAAGGAACTGATGCCGTTTATTTTTGTCCAAAGTGTAAACACCATAAAAGAAAACTGGAGATAAATTTAAACACCGGAAAATACAACTGTTGGGTGTGTGGATTTTCTGGGTTATCTCTGGCAACTTTGCTTAAAAAGTTGAACGCACCTAGAGAGTTTTTATCTAGGGTGTCGGTTGAAAGAACTAAGAATTTCAATAGGCCTACAGAGTTCGCTGTCAACTTTAGCGAAGTATCTACGAAGCCTGTTTCTGAGTTGAGTCTTCCGACAGACTTCATTCCAATGACAGATATATCTAATTCGATAGAATACAAAAATGCACTACGGTATCTGTTGAAAAGAAATATAACAAAGTATGATATGTTGAGATATAACATTGGATACTGTGAACGGGGTGAGTTTTCTCAAAGAATAATCGTTCCGTCGTATTCAAAAGAGGGTAAGTTGGATTTCTTTGTAGGAAGAAGTTATTACGACGCTTCGTTAAAATACAACAACTCTGTGGCTAGTAAGGATTTTGTTGGGTTCGGTTCTTTCATAGACTTTAATCAAGAAATAACTCTCGTGGAAGGAGTGTTCGACGCGTTTTCGGTCAGATATAACTGTATTCCGTTGTTTGGAAAAACTTTGTCGAAGTCATTAAAAACCGAGTTGTTGTCAAACAAGACTCCTTCCGTAAACGTCTTATTGGATTCGGACGCCGTGAGGGAATCGATTCGTATAATAGAATTTTTGTTGAGAAACAATATAAAAACCAGATTTATAAATATTGGTGAAAAAGATCCATCTGTGTTAGGATTTGACAATACTTGGAAAACTATACGGTCTTCTGAATTTATGGATTTCGAGAAACTGGTTTCTATGAAGCTTAAAATTTTATGAATGTGGTTAAACTAAAATGTGATATAACTGAATTTGTGGGGGTCATGCATCTCGCAGACATACACATCCGTTTGACAAAAAGGCACGAGGAATATATTCAAGTTTTCAACAAATTGAATAAAGACATATCCTTGCTTCCTAAAAATTCATGTGTCGTAGTCGCGGGCGACTTGTTTCACTCTAAGTCCGATTTAAGTCCAGAGTGTGTGAGCATAGCTAGCAACGTTTTGAAAGGTTTGGCTGATGAAAGGCCGACGGTTTTGATAGCTGGCAACCACGATGCTACCCTATCAAATAAAAACCGACTCGATAGTTTAAGTCCTATTGTAAACGCACTGAATCACAACAATTTATTTTACCTTAAAGACACAGGTCTGTATATATTAGGCGACATATTGTTCAACCATATGTCAGTATTTGATGACGCTGAGAATTATATCAAGGCGGAGGACATTCCTCAAAAATACAGACGAGAGACTAACCACTTCATTGCGTTATTTCATGGCCCGGTTGACAAATCCATGAGTGATGTAGGTTACATGGTAAGCAACAGAGCAATGACGACTAAGATTTTTGATGGACATGATATTGTGTTACTGGGAGACATTCACAAACATCAGTCTCTATTTCCGGATACTATGATTGTTCGAGAGGATGAATTGAATGAATTTCTCTCTTCCGGAGACTATGAATTGGTAGGAAGTGCCGAGAATTTACTAAAAGATATAACATGAAGAATTATTTAATTCGTAAAAAAACGCCTGCGATTGTTTACGCGGGGTCGTTAATTCAGCAAAATCACGGAGAAGATATTTCTGGTCACGGATATGTGATTTGGAATTTAAAAACCAAGGCATTTAAACAAATCGATATCGACAATGACTACGGATTCTATACCATAGATATAGCAAACGGAAAATTGGTCACGGACGTATCTAATATTCCTCGGAAGGTAAGACTCCGAGTAAGGTGTTTTGAGTCAGTCGCCACTGAGGTAAAATCGATTATATCGGAATTAAAAAAGGTATGTGAGATTATAGAAACCACATATGTCCGTGTGGAGTCTAATGCATCGGCAACGGCCAAGAAGGACGATAAATCGGAATTAAACCTCTCAAATCTCTCATCGGTTGAGTATCAAAATAAAGTTATTCGGGATTTTATTTCTAGAAAATCCGTCGGAACAGTTGTTCCGGAGTCAGTTCTTCTGCGAATCGATGAAATGAATAAGTCATACAACGAATCCATCGATAAAGAAAAATCTGTCCGAAATATTAGATGGAAACCAAAACTATTCACGTTCAGCAATATGTTTAGTTACGGAGAAGACAATGTAATAAATTTTTCAAATTTGAAAGACGTTGTGGGAATTTTCTCTGTAAACATGAGCGGAAAGTCTTCGATACTATCTGCGCTTAGTTTCTGTATCTTTGATAAGTGTGACCGAGCATTTAAGGCGTCTCACATACTAAACTCACAAAAGATGTCTTTCACTTGTAAGTTTAACTTTGATATTGATGGAACGGATTTCTTCATAGAAAGAACAGGAAAGTCTGATAAAAAGGGGAATGTCAAGGTCGAGGTGAAATTTTGGAAAGAAGTTGATGGGAAAGTTATCGAACTCAATGGTGAGGCTAGAAGAAGCACCAATGATTTAATTCGCGACTATCTTGGTTCCTACGAAGACTTCATACTAACGGTCTTATCAATACAAAATAATAAATCAGGAACCTTTGTTGACATGGGACAAAGCGAACGTAAGGATTTGTTGTCTCAGTTCATGGGATTGAATATCTTTGACGAACTATCCAAGAAATCTTCGGATAAGTTAAAAGAACTAGAATCACAACACTCGTTTTTGATTAAAAACCAGGGTGAGGATATAAACAAAATAGATTCTGATATAGAAGGATTTTCAAAAAAATGTGAGGAGCTTGTTTTAAATGGAACAAATCTTTCCTCGGAGAAATCTGACATAAATAAACGCATAATCGGTCTTACGGAGGGGTTGGTGAAGCTAGACGAAGACCTTCCTATGGATATATCCGGTGTCGTGGAAAAAAATAAAAAGGCAAAACAACAACTCAAGGATAAACAATCAGAAATAGAATTGGTAAAGAGGGAGTCGGAGTCAATTAAGGTAGAAATAGATTCTGTGGAAGCGCAGTTGAATTTGATCCCAAAGACAATCGAAGCCGATTCTCAGGAATTGTATAATTTAAAGAAACTCCTATACTCTAAGAAAAACGAAATAGATAAAAAGAAAATCGTTGTTGATGGAAAGTTAGAAAAAATCAAACGATTGGAATTACACAAATATGACCCAAATTGTAAGTATTGTGTCAATAATGATTTCGTAAAAGACGCGTTGATTGCCAAGGAGGAATTAAAATCTGATAAACTGGTTGCAGCAGAACTGTTGTCGGAGTATTCTTCTATTAATGATAAGATAACCGAGAAATCTCATGTAGAAGAGTTATATGAGAAGTTTAAATCCATCCCAATTAAACTCTCAGAGTTGGAGAAGAAGGGTGCTTCAAAGAGCAAAAAACAAGTAGAATTGAATGAGTCGGTTTCGACACTATCAAATAACATAAAACAGTTTGAAGAGTTGATTGAAAGATATTTAAAACAATCTAAATCAATAGAGTCTAATAAAGTCATAATTGAAGAAAGAAACAAACTTTCCAGACAAGTGGAACTCATTGAAAAACGTATCACAGAAAATAACTCTGCCCTCACAAATTTTTCTACAAAAGTCGAAGTATTAAAAACAAATAAACTAAGAGTATTAGACACCGAGAAGAAGTTGAAAGAGTTGGAGACTGATATCCAGGCGTATTCGTATTATCTGGCTGCCGTGTCTAGGGACGGTGTTCCGTTTGAGTTAATCTCAGCAGCTGTCCCGTTAATTGAAAAAGAGGTTAATATGATACTCTCACAGATTGTGGAGTTTGGTGTAAGGATACAAACTGATGGAAAGAATGTAATAACCAATATAGTTTATAATGAAAAGTGTTGGCCACTGGAACTGGCAAGTGGATTGGAAAAGTTTTTGACTTCGCTGGCGATACGCGTCGCACTTATAAACATTTCAAATTTACCTAGACCCAACTTTATAGCGATAGATGAAGGGTTTGGTTGTGCCGACGCTGAAAATCTGGCATCCATGAGTGCATTATTCTCAATATTGAAGACAAATTTTGATTTTATGTTGATTATCAGTCACTTGGATTCCATGAAAGATATGGTAGACATGACTTTGGAGATAAAAAAAGAAAACGGTTTCTCTAAAATAACCGCATAATCACTCTATTTATTGAGTGATATATGCATCGTAGTGCGAACACTCAAAAACAAAAAAGCCTGAGGGCAATTTCTGTTGATATAGAGGATTCTTCCTATAGGTCTGAGTATTTTATAATAACAGACCTTCCTTCGGTTTTTACTGCCGGAAAAAATTATCTCAGCATAAATGGTTCAAATAAACTAAAGAAAAACACAAACATTTTGTTAGAGATATTGGATTCCGATGGGAAGTATGTATACTATGAAATAGGAAAATCCGGTTATATTTCCTACAAAGAAACCACCGATCTAGTTGTTTCAGTTCATGTGTATGATACCACTGCTTCGGGCTTTGGTTCAATTACTTTAGTCGGAACTAGAACCGACGGTAAATTAGTCAGGTGGACATCTACAATAAAGATTGACCCAACTATGGATAATTCCAGCAGGGTTGTGTTTTTTGATACACCTAAGTTGGAAAAATCAGAATTTTTGTCTTATGTGTTAAACGAGGGATGGACCACCTTGGAACAGTACGCGAGAACCATATCGGGAAGCATCGTAGGCGTAGCCTTGTCTCCAAAAGTGTTTTCCGACATTGCTGCAACAGACTACAGAAAAACGGAAATAGATTATAGATTGAAATACAGTTCTCCTACTGACCCGACCCTCACACTATTTTGTAGAGAAAATGAACAGTCCGATTTAACGATCCATATAACAGAAATATCGATTCCAAGAAACAACTCGGTTCAGAATATTGCGGTCGATATAACAAGTTCAGCAAAAATAAAATCCGTCGTAAATTCTACAGAATTAAAACTGGTCGATCCAATTACATATGTGGTAGATGGTGTGGAAAGAATCGTCCCAATAGTATCTGGTTCTATAGTCCAAACATTTTTTGCAACGTCTTACATAACTTCTTCGGGATTGGTTTCCGGTTCTAGTATAGACGGTGATCCTGACCCAAATGTGTTTCTTCAAAAGCCCGTAGGAGCGACATATGCGTTTCTTAGAGAACCATTTGTTGACGTAACCTACAAAAATTTAAAAACTCTTACCGGAAAAATCCACCGACACAAAATTTATAGAAAGAGTCTAAATAAGGCATCCGACTTTGAGTGTATAGCCGACGAACCGTTGTTAGAGACGGAGACGTTATTCGACACAGCTACAGCAAATAGAGCGTTTGCGAAATTGGGAGAGTTTTACAATATAGATCACATACTAAGATATTACCACACAAGCTCTGCCGATTTATCCATAACTCAAAGTTCAGACTCCGTTTTAAATTCTATGGAACTCAGGTCGGTGTCTGAAAATCAAGATTTATCTAAGTATATCATAGTAAAGAACGACACGTCGTTATTGACATTCTCACAATCCAAAGCCAACTACGTGGGATATAACGATGCCCAGTCTGTAATAAAGAGCGGATCGGCGTATGACTCAAACTTCATAACCCTCCATTCCGGCACAGACTATCTCATTTCTGCTGACCTTGATTTGGTGAGACTCAATTCTGATTATGATTCAAAATTAGTGTTTTACTTTACCAGTTCAAATAATCCGCAGGGACTTTCACAGGAGCCAGAATTTTCCGGAGTTCATGGAATAAAATTACATGAATATGTTATACCCGCCGGAGAAGGTCGTGTAAGTTTTTCTGGAAAACATGACGGAAAAATATTAAAATTTCAAAATGATTATCACGGAACGTTGGTGATTGTTCCGGTAAATTTACGATTTTCAAACATATCAAACCTTTCGTTGAAGACATTCGCAGAGTTTGGATTTTCTCCGGATGTATTTTCTACAAGAGTTTATTTTCCTGTAACCATAAAAAATGAACAGTATGAGTTAAAGTCTGAGTTTTTGGATATAAACAACAAATCCATATACAGTGGATTGCGAACAATAATTAATATTGATAAAGACGGACAGACCTTATTCAAAAATATAACTAACTATTTAATAACCGACTCGGAAACGATTCGTTCAGTAGTTTCATCTGGTTCGTTGACAATTTCAGCGTCTCGCCAAGCAGGCGGACTTGGATACGATTCTTCCACAAACAGAGCCTCTCTTTCTGTGGTTGAAAGTTTTGTCGTTCAGAGTGGTAGTGCTAACGACAGATATCCATTCTTTATTGCAGAGTTTGGTCCGGGAAACGTTGGCCCGACTGTAAGAATCAGTGGAAGTTTGATTCTGACGGGGTCGATGAGAGTCACCAATGGAAACGAACGTTTATATGCCACCTCTAGCTGGGCGGTAAGTTCTAGTTATTCTTTTGTGGCGTCCAGTTCATTGTCTTCGAGTGGTGCCCAATCCGCTCTTTCGTCAAGTTGGTCTATAAGTTCTAGTTATTCTTTTGTGGCGTCCAGTTCATTGTCTTCGAGTGGTGCCCAATCCGCTCTTTCGTCAAGTTGGTCTATAAGCTCCAGCTACGCATATAAGGCATCAAGTTCTCTGTCTTCAAGTGGAGCCGAGGTTTCTATTTCTTCAAGCCACGCCCTGATGTCAAATACGTCAAGTCATCTAGTTTATGCGTCGGGTATTGCTCCTGTAGGTTCTCCTGCCTTGGCCGGGTATTTGACCGCAACCCTCGGTGGAACACGAATTTATGTTCCGTATTACACAAGCGTATAATATGTATAGAGATATGCAAGATATTTTAGAGAACTTTGTATTTGAAGTGGTCGAATCGTGTCTTTTTGAGGGAATGCGTATACAACACGCGGAGGATTTGATTTTTTGGGAGGGGTCAAAGGGTGCTTTAAGATCCATAAAAAGTATAATGGGGCTTGAAAAGGAGGGTTACAAAAATCTAACTATTAAGTGGGACGGCTCTCCAACAGTGGTGTTTGGTAGAGATTCGGCAGGGCGGTTTGTATTAACCAACAAGGCCGGATTCCTTGCCAAAGGATATGACGGAAAAGCTAAGTCTGGAGAAGATTTAGAAAAAATGTTTTTGAACATGGGTAAAATACCTGCTGACGAAAAGCCTCCGGAATATAAGGCGTTTGCAGCCAACATGAAAAACCTATTTAAATACTTTGAGAATTCCACGCCCAAGGATTTTCGAGGATTCTTCTCAGGAGATATGTTGTATTTAAAACGTCCAGAGATAAACGACGGTAAGTTTACCTTTAAGCCAGGAATAGTGACCTATTCGGTGGAGGTAAATTCTAATATAGGAGGCAAGATAGCAAAGAGTCAATGTGGTGTGGTTCTTCACCGTCAAATGGACGTTAATGGAGAGAACGAAATTCCTGTCAGAGACTTGTCAATTCTTTTGGACGCAGGAGTGTTTTTCGTTCCACCGGTAACGGTTCAACATCCACCGAGTATATCTAAAGAAGGTGTTTCGGAACTGTTGAATACATTAAAGTCTTATTCTTCTAAAATAGATGCGTTATTGGATGAAAAAGTTTTGAGGGCCGGACAACTTTCAAACTTTTCTGAGATGTTGTATTCATATACAAACAGTAAAGTGGATTCTGGATTAAGTGACTTAGGAAAAGATTTTGGTGATTGGATTAAATCAAACAAAACCATAAGTGAACAGAAGAAGAAACGGACTCTTGAACACATTTCAAAACACAAAGAGGGGTTCATCGGACTTTGGAAAGTCGTAAGCGGAATAATGCAGCTTAAAGAAAACGTTATAGACCAATTGGAAAACCAGCCGGCGGACGTTCAATCTTCCATAGGAACGGATTATAAGGGAGGCGAAGGATACGTTCTTTCTCACCCTGATGGAGATATAAAGTTTGTGTCACGCCCTAGATTTACTGCTGCCTCAAGAGCAGCTCACCGAAAACCGGAGTTGACTGAAGGCGGCAACGTCTTTAAAGACATAGAATCGGGGACGAATCGTATATTAAGAAAAGACGTGGAACCGACTATAAAGTGGTTGGAGTCTATTACTAACTTGCCTTTATTATCTAATACACTCGGCACCACAGGAAAAAACGAAACCTCGGGGGATTTGGATATTGCCGTAGATGAAAAGTTTATTGATAAAAATAAATTGGCAGCTATTTTATCTAATTGGTGTTCGGCACATAAATTGGAACCAAAATCATTTGTAAAGAAATCCGGAGACTCAGTTCATTTTAGAACACCGATATTAGGCGACCCTCACAACGGATTCGTTCAAACTGACTTTATGTTCGGTGACCCGGAGTGGATGAAGTGGAGTCTCCGAGGCGGAAAAGAAAACTCTCAATATAAGGGGATGCACAGACACGTTTTGTTAGCAAGTATAGCAAAATTTAGAGGCTTCAAATGGTCTTATAAAAACGGCATCGTTAACAGAGAAACGGATGAAATCGTGACTAAAGATCCGAATAAGATAGCGGAGATTTTGTTGGGGAGTGGTTCGACAGCAAAGGATTTAGAATATTTTGAAACCGTTTTGGATAAAATAAAAAAAGACAAGGATTACGAAAATATGGTATCTGATGCTAGGAATACACTACTTAAATACGGGGTAAAATTTTAAGTTATATGAAGCACGCATCCAATAAAAGCAATATAGACATTGTCCGTGGGTATCTCGCCGGAGAAAGACCGTTCGTTCAAGTGGGTTTTGACCCATCCCAAAACGACGTTAATAGAAAAGAGGGAGAGACCTGGGAAGATGCGTCAGGTAAATGTTGGATAAAGAAGAACGGATATAGAAAAAGAATAAATAAATTAGGGAAAGTTTCTGCCGAATCTGCTCGTTTATTGTGTTCTATGTGTCAACGAGATATGAAGTGGGGAAATTATTTGGATGATAAAATCTTTCCAAAAACGGGAAGATGTTATGACTGCAATATAGAGTATGAGTCTAAACTAAAGCTTGAAGGCAAGTATAAGAACTACGAATTGGAAAAAGTTTTTAAGATGCAAAAGGCTAAGGTAGAAGAATTTAGAGCTAAATTGGTAGAGACAATACACCACCTTGAGACTTCCACGGATGACATAGTTTATTTTAATGAAGATGGTTCTAAGGATGTCTGGAAAGACACAACACGAGAAATGGTTCTGACTGATGCAAAGACAGATTTAACTGAATGTGATTTAGCGTTGGAAAGAATAAACAAGTCATTGGCCGATCTTGCCGTATGAGTGAAAATAAAATAAATATACGGGACGTAATAAAGGAAGAATATAAACGGTGTTTGGCTGATCCGATATACTTTATGAAAAAGTATGTCAAAATCCAACATCCGTTGAGAGGGACAATTCCGTTTGACTTATACCCTTTCCAGGAAAAAGCGCTTAAAGGGTTAGTTGATTTCGATTATAATATCATATTGAAATCCAGGCAGATGGGTATTACCACACTCACGTCTGCTTATTCTCTGTGGTTGATGGTTTTTCACAGTGATAAAAATATTCTGTGCATAAGCATAAAACAAGAGACTTCAAAAGAAATTGTCACTCGGGTAAGATTTGCCAACAATAATTTGCCGTCTTGGTTAAAAATCCCGTGTGTAGAAGATAACCGCTTGTCACTTCGGTTAAAGAACGGCTCCCAAATAAAAGCAGTTTCATCCTCAGGTGACGCCGGCCGTTCTTCGGCACTCTCCTTGTTGATAATAGACGAGGCCGCATTCATAGATAACATTGAAGAAATTTGGCTTTCTGCCCAACAGACACTATCTACCGGAGGTAAAGCCATAATTTTGAGCACACCTAACGGTGTAGGAAACTTCTTTCATAAAACGTGGGTGGCTTCCGAACAGGGAGAAAATAAATTCAATACCATAAATTTGCCGTGGCATTTACACCCGGAAAGAGACCAGGCTTGGAGAGACAATCAGACCGAACTTCTAGGTGTAAAGGGTTCTGCTCAAGAATGTGATTGTTTATGGGGAGAGTCATTGGTAAAAATACGAAATAAAATTACAGGAATAGAATCGGAAATATCGATAAAAGATTTATTCGACAAATTATCTGTCATGTAATATGTATTCGCAAGAGTGTGATTGTATGAAAAATAATTATGTAAAAGTTGGATGGGATAAATTAAAGGAGTTTATTTCTAACGATATATCTATAATGTCTATAGAAAATACAAAATTGTCATTGATGCGTGACGAATATTACAAAAAATTTTTTGGACGATCAAAAAACAGAACAATGATGAAAGAAAATCCTGCGTTATACAAGTCTGTGTATGTGCACACGAATTCATTGGAAAATGCATTTAGATCTCAAAAAAGTTATAAAGGAAATTATAACTTTACCCACAGATTGTTATTTATTGTAGAAAAAAATTGCGACATTGAATCGATTAGATGTAAGTGTGGCAAATCTTATACATGGAATACATATTGTAGGCGGTGCCCGGAATATCATAACACATGGAAAGGAAGAACGCATTCGGTCGATACAAAGAAAAAACAAAGAGTGGGTGCTATAAATTATATAGAAAATTTACGTGGACAAGTTGTTCCACGATATAACAAATCCTCCATACGAATTATTGAGGAATATGGAAAAAAACACGGATATAATTTCCAACACGCCGAGAATGGTGGAGAGTTTCATATAAAAGAGTTGGGATATTTTTTGGATGCTTATGATAAAGATAAAAATGTTGTGTTGGAAATAGATGAAGACAGGCACTTCAGTTGTGGCAAGTTAAAGAACTCAGATGTTGTTCGACAGTCTGAAATCGAAAATGTATTGAAGTGTAAATTTATAAGGATTCGTATATGAGTCTTGTAAAATTGAATACAGAGTATGAAATTTTGACCCCTAATGGATTTCAAAACTTTTATGGAATTCGTAGTTTGGATAAAGAGAGTCATTTATCTATAGAACTATCCAATGGAAAGCTTTTAAAGTGTTCTCTTACGCATCCATTTGTAAAAAATGGAAAGGAAATTTTAGCAAATACGTTAAAGGTCGGTTCTATTGTTGATAGTGCTACACACAACGAAACTGTTTCAATTGTTAATATAGAGGAAATAAAATCGCCTATAAAGCTTTACGATTTGATAAATGTTGATGGAGGAAATGTATTTAATGTAGATGGAGTTGTTTCTCATAACTGTGATTTCACAACCACCGGTCAAACGGTTTTGGATGTTGAGACGTTAAAGTGGTTAAAATCTGCGGGCGTTTCCGACCCGATTGAGAAACGTTGGTTAGACCAATCGCTTTGGATATGGCATCCGCCGGATTACTCTCGTTCTTATTTGGTTTGTGCCGACGTGGCTCGGGGCGACGGCCGCGACAAATCTGCATTTCATGTATTGGATATGAATACTATGGAACAGGTCGCAGAATTTAAGGGGCTTGTGGATACAAAGGGATATGGAAATCTACTTGTCAGCATTGCCACGGAATACAACAATGCGATTCTGGTTGTGGAAAACAACAACGTCGGTTGGGCAACACTTCAACAGATAATAGATATTGGTTACCCGAACACTTTTTATAGTAGTGCAGATTTGCAGTATGTAGATTTGGAACGGCAGATGTCAAACAAATTTAACCGTGCAGAGAAAAACATGGTTCCTGGATTTACTACAACGACTAGAACCAGACCGCTTATAATTTCAAAACTAGATTCGTATTTTAGAGATAAATCCGTAAAGGTGAATTCCATAAGATTGTATGAAGAGCTGTCCGTGTTTATATGGAACGGAAGTAAAGCTGAGGCAATGGCCGGTTACAACGACGACCTTGTTACTTCTCTTGGAGTGGGTTTGTGGGTAAGAGACACTGCGTTGAGATTAAGAGCCGATGCAGGAGAATATCAAAAAGCCCTTCTCGGAGGAATATCAAAAACTGGCGGCGGCGAGCCTGTGTATAGGCAATCAGTTGATAGAGGACGTGAGTATTGGACGATGCCTTCTTTGAACGCAGGTGGGTTTAATTCTCCACAAAGAAAAACGGAAGACTTGAAGTGGTTATTATAACAATCACACACTATTTATTAACATAAGTAACTATGACAGAATCAGATAAACCGATTGACCTAAAATCTAGGAGTCTATATTCCAGATTAAAGAGACTGTTTTCTACGGATGTTATTGTAAGAAACGTCGGCGGCAAATCTTTAAAAATAAAAGATACCGATCAGGTTCAATATGCGACGGACCGGAATTCGTTAAGAGACAGATTTAATCGGATAAGAACATCTGGTTACAATCAATACGGTAGAGATTTCCATTTGGCCTACCAATCATCTAGGTTGGAATTGTTTAGGGATTATGACACGATGGATATGGATCCTATTATCGCCTCTGCGTTGGACATTTATGCAGATGAATGTCTTACGCACAATGAGTTAGGATTCGTTCTCACAATCAAGGCTCAAGATAATAACATAAAGAAAATTCTGGAGAACCTTTTCTATGATATTCTAAACATAGAATTTAACTTGTGGTCTTGGACGAGAAATATGTGCAAATACGGAGATTTCTATTTGAAGATGAACATATCTCCGGAGTATGGTGTATATTTGGTAGAACCAATTTCTGCCTATAACGTAGTTCGTGTAGAAAACTCAGACCCTCTGAAT